CTTGGAAATTTTCCGGGGGTATATTTCGATTTGGGTTTTGGCTTGCCCCGGCCCAGTTAGTTCTCACGCCTGTTTCTTTGCTCCTTTCCAGGCGCGGGTTGGGGCAGGCGAAAACTCAGATCGAAGTATAAGAAAGGACGCGAAATGGTCAAAAAGAAGACCAAAACTCCTCGGTCTCCCGAGGAAGCTGAACGAATGGCCATTGTTGCTGCAATGGATGTTGCTACCCAGCAAATTCTTGACGGCACAGCAAGCAATTCAGTGATCCTCCATTTCCTTAAGCTTGGCTCTAGTCGTGAAAGACTGGAACAAGCTCGGCTTGAGGCGGACACAACACTTGCCAAGGCTAAAGTTTCGGCGCTTGAGTCGGCCGCACGTACTGAGGAACTGGTTTCTGAAGCACTGGCAGCCTTCAAGGTATATTCTGGAGATTCAGATGCTGAGTTACGATGAATTGAGCCATCTACATACGTTTGAAGAGCGGCTCGAATATTTGTCGCTCGATGGAGTATTTTTCGGAGAGACATTCGGTGGATCGAGGTGGCTGAACCAGGCTTTTTACCAAAGTGACATTTGGCGAGAAGCTAGAACTCGAGTAATTGCGCGGGATCTTGGTTGCGACTTGGGGGTCGAGGGATATGAGATCCATGATGGCATTGTTGTGCATCACATAAACCCTCTAACTCCAAGTCAGTGTGAGCGTTTCGATCCGTGCATGTGGGATCCCAACAATCTTATTTGCGTGAGTCGAGACACCCACAATGCCATCCACTACGGAACCAAGGCATTGGCTCTCGATGATTTCAATCCGAGATCACCCGGCGACACCAAACTATGGTAGGAGGCTAAATGTCGATTCTACATGACACAAAGACCTACCTCGGGTTGATGGAGGATGACTCTTCATTCGACAGCGAAGTTAAGGATGCCATTGATAATGCTTTGGCCACCGCGACTCAGCTAAATCGCGAAGTTGGTGACCTATCTTCCGAGGCAGATTACCCCGCCACGACTCTTGGTCGAATTTTGCGTCAGTACGTGAACTACTCGGTTCGCCTGGCGTTTGACCCGCCTCAGACCTCATTTGCTGTCAAGGCGATTGAGGCTCTGAAGCAAGAGTCGGAATGGCGGTTAACCATTCAATGACTGGGAGAAAAACCATGAGCGAAGATTATCTGGCTCATTACGGGGTGCTCGGCATGAAGTGGGGCGTCCGTAAGAAGACTGAATCTTCTGGCGGAGGCGGACTTCGTTCCGTCGAAGAGAAGAAGAAGATCGGCGAAGCTGTTAATGCTGAGGCATTCAAAAAGGAACGCGCTAAGGCTGAGAAGGAACGCAAGAAGCATGACTCTGAGCTGAAGAAGGCCGCCAAGGCTGCCGCAGCTGCGGCTAAGAAGGCCGCTTCTGCCGCGAAGAGGGGGGCTAAAGCCGCATCTGAAAAGCACGCTGCAAATAAGGCTAAGCGGGCTCAGGAGGCTGCCGAACGAGCACGCAAGAAGCTCGAGAACCAGAAGCTGCGCGAAGCACGCAACGCCGAAGCCGAACGCAAGAAGAAGCAGAGGGAAGCTGAGCGAGCTGAGAAGAAGCGTCAGGCTGAAGAGAAGAAAGCTGCCAAGGAAGCCGAGAAGAAGCAGAAAGAACTCGAGAAGCAGCGAGTTCCTAAGGGCGGTATTACCGCTGCTCTGCGGAAGGAAGCTCCTCGTCACCTGTCCTCGACTGATCTGATCGAGCAGAACAAGCGTCTGAATCTCGAGAAGCAGAATTACGAGCTGAAAGAAAAGCTCAAGGAGTACGAGAATCAAAATAGGAGTGTTCTGGCCAAGACCGCAGACCTCTTCGTCGACGAGGCTCGAAAGAACCTGACGAAGTACGCGGCCCGTACAGCAACCGACATGCTCACCGCGGCGCTCGACTCCAAGCTCAAGGGCACCGAGTATGCAGGCATCGCCAAGATGGCCAAGGACTCGTTTAATCTCGACGCGATCCTTAAGAACTCGATGGATAAGAAGAAGTAGGTATGGCACTTTCTAATACTGCCACACCTAAATACTACGCCGAGTTTCGCGAAAAGGTACTCGCCGGAGAAATCCCTGTCTCTCACACAATTGAGATGGAGATGAATCGCATTGACGACCTGATCGCCAATCCAAGGTATTACTACGATGACAAAGCCATTGACGGTTTCATCGCTTTCTGCGAGAATGAGATGACCCTTGTTGATGGTAGTGATCTGACGCTACTTGATTCGTTCAAACTCTGGGCTGAATCACTACTTTCGTGGTTTTACTTTGAGAAGGTGACCAAGTTCGTCCCTAATGAAAACGGTCACGACGGCAAGTATGTGCAGGTGGATGTTAAGCGGCGTCTCGTTAATAAGCAATACTTAATCGTTGCTAGAGGCGCAGCAAAATCCATGTACATGGCATTCATACATGCTTACTTCCTTACAATTGACCCTGCAACTACCCACCAGGTGGCGACCGCGCCTACCATGCCACAGGCGGAAGAAACACTATCTCCCTTTAAGACTGCCATCACGCGCAGTAAGGGACCTCTATTCAAGTTTCTTTCTGCCGGCACGGTTCATGCCACGGTCGGGGCAAAAGCCAATCGGTCTCTGCTCACTCCGACTAAGAAGGGGATTGAGAACTTCTCAACGAATTCGTTGCTTGAAGTTCGCCCGATGAATGTGGACAAGCTTCAGGGCCTTCGCTCGAAGGTGAATACCATTGATGAGTGGCTATCTGGCGATGTTCGTCAGAACGTCATCTCAGCTTTGGAACAGGGTGCTTCAAAACTGGACGACTGGGTTATCCTGGCTGTCTCGTCGGAGGGTACAGTCCGTAACGGGGTCGGCGATTCCATCAAAATGGAATTACTTTCGATCCTCAAGGGCGAGTATTACGACCCGCACACTTCGATCTGGTATTACCGACTGGATGATGTGAGTGAGGTCGCCGACCCCAATATGTGGATTAAGGCGCAGCCGAACTTAGGAAAGACTGTGTCTTACGATACATATCAAAGGGACGTTGCCCGAGCCGAAAATGTTCCTTCGGCAAGGAACGATATTTTAGCAAAACGATTTGGCATCCCGTGTGAGGGATATACGTACTTCTTCACTTACGAGGAAACGATACCTCACAATCCCCGGGAATTCTGGCAGATGCCGTGTGCTATGGGCGCAGATCTCTCTCAAGGAGATGATTTCTGCGCGTTCACGTTCTTGTTCCCGTTACCGACAGGTGATTTCGGGGTCAAGACTCGATCGTACATCACGACGAGAACGTTCGACAAGCTACCAGCTGCCGGACGCGCGAAGTATGAGTCATTTATCAGAGAAGGTTCACTCCAGGTCATGGACGGGACAATTCTTGACATGATCGAAGTCTACACCGATCTCGACGAGTACATCTTGAGATCTGAATACGACGTTAGATCGTTTGGGTATGACCCATACAACGCCAGAGAATTTGTTGAACGTTGGGCAACCGATAATGGTCCTTACGGCATCCACAAAGTCATTCAGGGTGCTCGCACCGAGTCGGTTCCATTAGGTGAACTCAAGAGCTTGGCAGAAGACCGAAGACTCATCTTCGATCAGGAGCTATTCTCATGGGCAATGGGCAACACCATTACCCTCGAGGACACTAACGGTAACCGGAAGATCCTCAAAAAGAGGATGGACCTTAAAATTGACTCGGTCGCGGCACTCATGGATGCATGGGTCGCGTACCGTAACCAGCTAGACGACTTTAGTTGAGAGGAGGTTATATGGGTATAATGTCCCGATTGACACGTGCGTGGAACGTGTTTGTGCATGATCATCCTGAGCGATACGCTCGGAGCAACTCCAGCGAATACAGGCCAAGTTACCGATCTATCGGTTCAACTAATTTGGTCCAGACTTTGTATAATAAGATCGCACTCGATGTATCGAATACACCAATTCGACATGTCAAGGTAGATCAAAATGGCAGGTATGACTCCGAGAAGGATTCAAACCTTAACGAGTGTCTGTCGCTCATGGCCAATATTGACCAGACATCAAATGCACTGATCTACGAACTTGTATACACCATGCTCGAAACTGGAAGTGCTGTTCTGGTTCCGGTTGACACCGATACGGCCCTGAACGAAGAAGGATCGTTTGATGTTCTATCACTTCGGGTTGGTCGTATCGAGAGTTGGTACACTGATTCGGTCGATGTAAATCTATATAACGACCGTACCGGAAATCGAGAGACAATCCGTATCTCGAAGAACTCTGCTGCAATTGTGTATTCGCCGCTGTATGATGTGACATCCGCGAACAACTCTCTCGCAAATAGGCTAGCTCGAAAGCTCGACGCACTAGACGCGATTGACAATTCGGCTCTGGGTAAGAAGCTTGATTTGATTATCCAGCTTCCCTACTCAGTCCGAGGCGAACTGCGTCAGCAGCAAGCTGAAACTCGACGGGAAGCTATCGAGCAGCAGCTTCGGAATTCCGAAATCGGTGTTGCGTACGTCGATGGAGCCGAGAAGATCACACAGCTCAACAGACCAGTTGAGAACAATCTTCTCGATCAGGTTAAGTATCTGTCTGAGCAGCTATACAATGCTCTGGGACTAACTGAATCAGTCGTAAACGGTACTGCTGACGCCGAGACCAATCTGAGTTATTACAATAGGACTGTCAAGCCGATTCTGGATACAATTACAAAATCGGCGACAATGGTTTTCTTGACCAAGACTGCGAGATCTCAGGGACAGCGGATCATCTATGTCCGCGATCCATTCGCGGCAACGTCATTGGACTCGATTGCCTCAATGGCGCAAACATTCATCACCAACCAGGTGATGACGCCGAATGAAATTCGAAGCATCATTGGTTTGCCGCAATCGACAGATCCCAAGGCGGATCAGTTGGCGAATCCCTATACATCATCCGCGAATGCGGATCAACGATCTAACGAGGAAGGTCAAAATGACAGCACCTGATGGAACTGCAGATTTTGATGGGTGGGCAACTGTCTCCAATGTCAAGTGCTCGGATGGGCGTGTCATCGCTCGCCAGGCATTTGAGCAAAATGACGGGGCCGTTGTTCCCCTCGTCTGGCAGCATGGTCACGACAACGTGACCAACGTTTTGGGTCATGCCCAACTTGAAAAGAAGCCGGAGGGTGTTTACGCCTATGGCTTCTTCAATGGCTCTGCTCAGGCGGAGCATGCACGTGAACTAATCGAGCACGGCGATGTGACCTCCTTGTCTATTTTTGCCAATCACTTGAGGCAGGAAGGCAATATTGTTCGACATGGCAACATTGTCGAGGTCTCGCTGGTTCTGAAGGGTGCTAACCCCAAGGCCACCATCGAGAACGTGTCTATGGCTCACGGTGACGGCGATGGGTATTCGGCGATCATCAAAATGGGTGACGACGATGCAGTTCACGAAGACTTCGAAGGGTCCGAGGACTCCGAAGACTCCGAAGATAAGTCTCCTGATGGAGACAAGACCATCGGTGAGATCCTTTCGACTCTCTCCGACGAACAGATGGAGGCGGTCAACTACCTGATCGCAGCCGCTATTGATGGGGAGTCTGAAGACTCCGAAGACACCGACGAAGAAAACAATGAAGGAGACGATATGAAGCACAACGTCTTTGAAGGGGATAAGGCACCCGAAAACGTGCTGTCCCACGCAGATTTCGCCGAGCTTGTTGAGACGGCTAAGCGAAACAACTCGACGCTTCTGGAAGAGCTGCGTCATGCCGATTACGGCATTGAAAATATTGGGTATCTCTTCCCAGATGCCAAGAGCATCTCGGACGAGCCGATGTTCCTGGACCGGGACCAGTCTTGGGTTTCGGTTGTCATGAATGGTACCAAGCACAGCCCGTTCGCACGTATCAAGTCTATCTTCGCGGACATCCGCGATGATAAAGCCCGTGCGAAGGGTTACGCAAAGAAGGCGCAGAAGAAGACTGACGAAGTCATCAAGCTTCTGACCCGAACCACGTCCCCGACGACCATTTACAAGAAGCAACGTCTCGATAGGGACGACATTGTCGACATTACAGACTTCAATGTCGTGGCCTGGCTTAAGTCCGAGATGAAGGGTAAGCTCTCGGAGGAAATTGCCAGGGCTATCCTCATTGGGGATGGCCGACAGATGACAGATCCTGATCGAGTTGATGATGAGGCAATTCGCCCCATTATCAAGGAGAACGATCTTTACGCAATCCACAAGTCGCTCGAGGCTAATACCACCGACGAGACGCTTGTCGACGACATCGTCATGGCGTCCGCTGATCTCGAGGGCTCCGGCTCGCCGACCCTGTTTATCTCAAAGAAGCGGCTCGTTCGAATGCTGCTCCTGAAGGACAAGAACGGTCGCCGCCTTTACGAGACCGAAGCAGCGCTCGCAGGTGCTCTCGGCGTTACGAAAATTGTGACGGTGCCCCAGTTCGATGGACTGGAGCACGAGCTCAAGGGCGCAACCCACGAGCTTCTGGGCATTGTCGTGGATCTCCGCGACTATACTATCGGCTCGAACGCTGGTGCGGAACTGGGTATGGCCGAGACATTTGATCTCGACTTCAACCAGTACAAGTACCTCGCCGAGACGCGCCTGTCTGGCTCTCTGACTGCGCCCTATTCGGCTCTGACGATTTCTCGCAAGAAGGCCTGATTCAATGTCACGCTTCAGCGGTAAGCTGGGCTTTGTGATGACTCAGGAGACGGAGGAAGGTGTTTGGCTCGAGAACATTGTTGAGCTTCCGGCTAAGGGGACTATCCGTAGTCTCTACGTTCGGAATGACAATGCATCTTCAGTCAACACCAACCTCCGTCTCACAAATGAGATTTCTATCCTGCTGGATTCGAAGATCCAGACATACTTGGAAACACTCAGGTATGTCGTTTACAAAGGATCAAAATGGGAGGTGCAATCCATTGGGGTGGCCTATCCGAGGCTTACTATCAACCTAGGAGGTCTCTATGCGCACGTATAAAGACCTCTTGCACCTACTCCAGCAGGCCGTTAAACACAATCGCGTTTACTTCCAACCTCCAGAGAATCTGAAGATTGGATACCCCGCAATTGTCTTTCACCTTTCGAAGATCGAAGTCAATCATGCTTCGGACGTACCATACAAGGGCGCTCGGGAGTACTCAGTTACTCTGATCACGAAAGAACCAGAGCCGGATGCGATCGATGAGATTCTCAAGATCCCGTATTCGTCTCTTGACCAAACGTTCGTTAGCGACGGAATGAATCATTTCGTCTTCTCCGTATACCTATAAGGAGATACACATGCCGCAAATCAAGTGGGACGAAGAAGGTACCCATATTTACCACACCGGCGTGTCGAAGGGTGTTCTGTTCCCCTTCGATAATGCCCAGAACCGCTACAGTCAGGGCGTGGCCTGGAATGGCCTCAAAACTGTAACCGAAACTCCGGAGGGCGACGAGTCCTCCGATATTTATGCCGACAATCTGAAGTACCTTACGCTTCTGTCGGCACCGAGCTTCAAGTTCACAATTGAAGCTTATACATATCCCGACGAGTTCGCGTTGTGCGATGGCACAGCGCAGCTTGTCAAGGGTGTGACTCTTGGTCAGCAGCCTCGCACACGTTTCGCATTCTCTTATTGTACGCGACTCGGAAACGATACGAAGGGCGATTCCTACGGGGAGCTCCTTCACATCATCTACGGCGCCATGGCCGCACCGTCGGAGCGTGCTTACAATACGGTTTCGGATAGCCCTGAGGCTATTTCGTTCTCGTGGGAGTGCTCCACTATTCCCGTCCAGCTGGACGGTTTCCAGCCCGTGTCGGTTGTCACCGTCGATTCTTCGAAGCTCGACGCCCAGAAGTATAAGAAGCTCACGGACAAGCTGTATGGCGTGTCCGCGGGTGCAGGTGGCGCGGCCGTTCCGACGCTGGTCATGCCTAACGAGATTCGTACGCTTCTGGCGTGATCTCGTTAGAGCTGAAGTTTGAGGGAGAGGAGCGGTTCGACGAGCGTAGCAATACGTTTGTTACACTGGAGCCATTCACCGTTACTCTTACGCATTCACTGTCCGCAGTGGCAGAGTGGGAATCGGTCTATAAGAGATCGTTCCTGGAAACCCCGCCGCAGACGGGTGAAGAGTTGGTGTATTACATTCAGTGTATGTCGGACCGCCCTCTCCCTCGCGACTTTGTTAAGCGCTTGGATCAGTCGATCCAAGTCAAAATAGCAGACTATTTGTCCGATAACGCAACGGCGACAGTTCTATGGAATCCGCCTTCGAACGGAGGACCCAGAGATGTCATGACCAGTGAGCTGATTTACTGGTATATGACTCAGTTAGGTATCCCGTTTGAGTGTGATAAGTGGAACCTGAATCGACTACTTACGCTGATTCGTCTCGCCGCAACCAAACAGAACAACCAAAAGCCTGACGCTCGGGCATCTGCAGCCCAGCGTGCAGCTATGAACCAAGCCCGTAGGGCTAGAACAGGGAGTAGAGGATGAATGATATTCCTGCAGATGCTCAGCGACCTGCTGGGCCTGATCCGCACGAGGATTCTGATCGACAAGTTTTTGAGGGAGCGCGATCTTGAGCAAGATTGACGAAGTTCTCAACCACGCGGCGTACCGCATCGGCTACTACGCTCCCGACGACCCCGAACCCGGCAGTGAGGCAGGCCGTTGGCTTGCTAAGAAGATGAACCAGCCGTGGCTGGCTGGGCCCGCCGGGGCGGGTTTGGGGGGGATGGGGGTTTTCTCCATG